GCTTTGACGAACTTGGTAACTGGCCTTCAGCGGATCCTATAGATTTGCTTGGGGCTACCATGCGTTCGGCGGCCGGAGTACCTGTTCTGTTCAGGGCTTCTGCTAACCCAGGTGGACCAGGACATGGTTGGGTAAAAGAAAGGTATATTGATGCTGATGACAAAGATAGAATTTTTATACCTTCGAAGATTCAAGATAATACGCCACTCATGGAGAATGATCCAGGCTATATTGATAGAATAAAAGGTAGTGGACCTCCTTGGTTGGTTAAGGCTTGGTTAGAAGGTGATTGGAATATAGCTCCGGGTGCTTTCTTTGAAAACGTTTGGGATCCATCTGTACATGTTGTTGAACCATTTGACATACCGTTAGAGTGGCGTAGATGGAAGTCTTACGACCATGGATATAAATCGCCAGCTGGATGTGTCTGGTTTACTCAAGACTATGATGGTATAATCTATATCTATAGAGAGCGCTATTGGAGCTCTAAACCTAACAAAGGAAGCGAAACACCAATAGAAGATATCGCAAGGGAGATTGTGGACATTGAGCAGGAGGAGCGTTCAAAAAGTATTAGATTCAGAAATAATGTGGCGGACTCGGCGATTTTTATGCGAGACGGTCGCATTAAGAGTGTTGCAGACGTATTTGCTGATTATGGTATTATGTGGGAAGCTAGCTCAAAAGGTCCTGGGTCTAGAATTCAGGGTTTACAAGAGATGGTTGACAGGCTTAACAATGAAACGCTTAAGGTTTTTAACACATGTAAGCATTGGTTGCGTACGGTACCTTCGTTGCCTGCTGACCCCAAGAGGGTGGAAGATATTGATACGAGCGCGGAGGATCACCTATTCGACGCGACGCGATACGGTTTGATGATGAAGCGGGCTAGGAAATCAAAACCAGTACCAAAGCCATCAGCGCCAAAGCCATTTACTTTAGCTTGGTTAGACAAACTGGATGAAATGCACGAGGAATACTAATGGAAGACTTAAGTTTAAACAATATAAATCCAAATGCCGATGCTAGTATACCAGCAGATTCCAAAGGGTTAATTAGAAAATTTCAGAAAAATGTAGAACTTTCGTATCAAAAGTGGAAAAAACGATATAAAGAGATTGAAGCAGCTAGACGTTATTCATTAGGACGGCTTAACGAACACACAAAAGGTATGAATATCGATCAAGCAATTAATCAAGGTGGTAGATTGATTAAAGGCAATATTATTCATGCTACATTACAAGGATTGCTTCCTCATATCTATTCTAAAAATCCAGAAATACAAATAAGACCAGGATTGAATGTGGATCCACAGGGTTCTCAATATAGGGTTTCTGATTTATTTGCTAGCACTTTAGAAATTATTTTAAACGAATCATTAAAGAAAGCAAAACTCAAAAAAATAGCTAAACAAGTATTACGCTCTTGCATGACAAGTAAAATTGGCATAGTAAAGGTAACATATCAAAGAGATTACTTTACAGACCCATTGGTTAGTAGAGAATTTAATGACGCGCAAGATAGTTTGGCAAAGATACAAGATGATATACGTCAATTAGAATCTGGCGATGGATACTATGGTGATAAAGACGAGCTTGTAGAAGAAATAAAAATGACAATAAACTCTTTGTCGCAACGCGTTGAAGTATTGCAACAAGAGGGTTTAAACCTTGGCTTTGTTCGTCCAGAAGATTTTCGTATGGATACGTCTCTTGATTCTTTACAAGATTATAATGCAGCCAGATGGATTGCTAATGTAACGTGGATGACACCGTCTGATGTTATGGAACGATTTCAATTAACAAAAAAAGATATTGAAAAATATACAATTTACAGACGAACAACTGAAGGAATAGCGAATCGTTTAAATAAAGATAGTTCGTCTTATAGTGGTGAAGAGGATATTAATCTTGCTATTGCTGTTTGGGAATACTGGGATAAAACAACTCAAACAGTATATACTTGGTGTGAAGGCAGTGATACTTGGTGTCGAGAACCGTATGTTCCAACAAAGATGGGAGAGCGATTCTTTCCATACTTTGTATTGGGTTTAAATTGGATAGATGGTCAAGAATGGCCAGTTTCTGAAACTGAATTAATGATGAACTTACAAGATGAATATAATACTGTAAGAGAACAATTAGCAGAACACAGAAAACTCTCTGCTCCCTTTTATGTAGCTGATGCTTCTCGTGTAAATGAAGAAGATATCGATGTGTTTAGTAATGCTACTATCGGTGATATAGCTTTGATTAATGCTTCTGGACTCGGCGTTAATCAAGTATTTCAACCAGTGCAAACTCCACCAATGAATCCTATAGTGTACGACACTACACCAATTCGAACAGATATGGAATGGATTAGTGGATTAGGAGATGCACAACGTGGCGGGATTATGCGTGCTAAAACAGCAACAGAAGCTAATATACAACAAGAAGGTATGGCTTCTAGAATGCAAGAGAAAATTGATGTTACAGAGGATTGGTTAAAAGATATAGCTTGGTATTCATCTGAAGTTCTTTTGCAAGAGATTTCCCCAGAAAGAGCACAAGCAATTGCTGGACCACAAGCATTTTGGCCCATCTTAAATAAACAACAATTATACGACTCTGTTTTTATTAAGATAGCTGCTGGTAGCACTGGTATGCCAGATAATAATGCTGAAAGAATGCGATGGATAGAATTAATGCCGATTTTGATGCAGAATATACAGATGGTTCAAATGATGAGACAATCGGGTGTTCCAGATCAATTTAACCCTTATGTCCAGTTAATGGAAGAAACATTTAAACGCTTTGATGAGCGAATCGATATGTCAAAATTCTTACCTCCAATGCCAGAAGACGTACAAGCTCATATGCAACAAAATATGATGATGCAACAGGCTATGGGGCAGGGTCAACAGCAAGGTTTACCTAATGCGGTTCAACCCCCTCCACCGCCACAAGGAGCTAATGAGGTAATGAATGCTCCAAATAACAGAGTAATGCAAAGATCAAGAAATCAATCTCGACCACCACAGGGAGAAATGTAAATGGCCGAAGCTCAAGAAGAATTATCTAATACAGAATTACAAGAAAGCACTTTTGATGTGATGTCAGAGGCGTTAGATAATCTACATAAGAATGATTCTGTTGTAGAAGCTACAGAGGAGGTTGTTAATGATGAACCAATTGCCGAGCAACCAGCAGAGTCAGACGTTAAAGCTCCCACCTTCGAAGAAGCTCAGAACGCACAGCAAGACACGAGGAGTGGGGGTGATACTGCAGAAGAATCAGAAGAAGAACTTCAAACAAGCGAGGGAGTTCAAACGTCAGAAGGTTTAGAAGTTGAGGATTCAGAAGTATACAATAGTTTAAAACCAAAGGCGCAAGAAAGATTTAAGCATTGGATTGACAAAGCGAAGGGTATAGAAGAAGAATATAACACTATGATTCAAGGCAATAGTCAAATTGCCGATATTATACAGACTAGTACAACTAATCCACAGCAGTTAGGTTGGGCATTAGAAATGTTCAAGGGTTTGAATTCTGGCAATTATGCTACGGCGGTAGACGCGTTAAAGGCTTTAGATAGTTTCTCAGATCAGGTAGCAAAAACTTTGGGGGTTAATTCTGAAGATAATGAAAAATCTAGTTATGCAGATTTTGAAGACTTGTCTGGCGCTGTAGAAAATTTAGAAATGAGTGAGGAATGGGCTACAAAGCTAGCCGGTCAAAGAGTTTCTCAGAATTCAATGCATCAAGCGCAGAATCATTATCAGCAGTATCAAAATCAACAAGCACAACAGATGCAAAATATGGAAACACAACAGCATGCTGCTTATGCTCAAATTGAAACTTGGGAAAAGAATTTGACTGAAAAAGATCCCGATTATGGCTTGAAGAAGGATATAATGATAGAAATGGGTACTCAACTTGCTAACTCGCAAGTACCACCTGATCAGTGGCTTCCAGTTTTGCAGAATCAGTACCAAACGCTTTCGAGAGGTATGGATGTAGCCGGCGGATCGAAAGTCAAAGCTAGTAGACGTTCTGGGCCCCTAGCACCCGGTTCCGGCAATAGTGGCACAACAGATGCGGTTGATTTAAAACAGGCAGAGGTTACACCTGAGTTTCTTCAAGCGCATTTAGATGCCCTACATAGTTAACAGGATTTGATGTAAGCTGGATTCATCACCAGTAGCACGTATAGGTTTTCGTGTAGCCACCCTGTTTTAAATTGTTTAATTTTTTGGAGGTATAACTTATATGGCAATTGCAACAGTTAATGCAGGCGTATTAACTTCTGGCGATATTACCCAGTTAGGATACGTTTCGCTTGCCAACTATCTCAAAAATAAACCTATTGATCAAATTGCTGTACAGCGACCACTACTCAAAGCTCTCATGGCGAAGAAAAAGCCTTGGGGTGGCGGTGTAGGTGCCTCTGGCGGGAAAATGATCGTAGAACAGGTACGTACTAGTTACGGTGCAGATCAGTTTAAGTGGTTTGGTGATTCTGGCACAAACGTTTCTGATACCGTTGCTTTTAGCACACGTGATACTGTTCGTCAGGTTTTTTATCCTTGGAACTCAGCCCATGATGGGTTTAAGTTCTCTGAGGATTTTTTGATTGGTAACGGCATTTTAATTAGTGATTCACAGTCTCCTCGTAATTCAGGCGACGCTTCTTTAGTTCAGTTGACAAATGTATTCAACGAGGCAATGGAAGTGTTACGTCTTGGTTTTGAAGAGCAATTGGATCTTTCACTTCATTTAGATGGTCAGTATACTGTAGGCGCAAGTCCAACAGCTAGTGCTACTATCAACGGTTTGGACTTCTTGATTTCCATGCAGCCAGATAATGGTACAGTTGCAGGTATTGATCGTTCTGTTAGTGCTAACTCATATTGGCGCAACAACTTCGATTACGGTCTTGGTCTAAACCTTGGTGGTACTGTACCGGTTGCTAAGGGTTACGCTCACGCTGATCTTTTATCACCCATGCATGCGATGTGGCGTCAGTGTCAAAAGAACGGTGGTTCACCGAACTTTATTATCGCTGGTCAAACTTTCATAGATGGTTATGATTTGGCTGCATCGGCTAAGTTAAGTCGTTATGCTGTACAACCTGGTACTGCTCAAGCACCTTGGAACATGGATCCGTCCACCGAGATGAAAGATTGGGGTACATTTACTGGGTTGTTCTTCGAAGGCGTTCCTATTATATGGGATCCAACTTTTGATACGGCCGCTAATGACAAAGACAGTGGTAATAGTAATGACAAGAACGTCCCATGGACCCAACGTTGTTATTTTATAAACTTGAACCACATGTTCCTTCGTCCGATCGAAGGTAATGATATGATTGCGCGTAAACCACCGCGTGAGCATACTAGCTTTAACTACTACTGGGGTATGACATGGCGTGGCGCGTTAACCGCGAACCGTATGAATTGCCACGGTGTAATTTCAGCGAGTGGTGTGTAATAGTTATGTAACTTTGGGGGCTTCGGCCCCCATTGTTATGTTTTAAAGGGAGAGAAAAATGTATCAAATACCTAGTATTCGTGTAAAATTAACAAAAGATACTTTCAATGTTTATTCATATCGCATTCCAAAATATGAATTACCTGCAATTATGAATTTGTGGGGAAAAGAAAGTGTTGAGGTAGGAGATAAGGTTGAAGAGCCATTATCTTTTGATGAAAGCGATGTAGAGATTCATAGACTTTATCAAAAATATGGTGAAGAGTTAATTAAACGTACTTATGGCGATGATTACTATAGCGCATTATCACGTGTTATAGAAGAGTCAAACGAAATAGAGAGGGATATAAATGGCAGCAAGAACACTGTCGAGCCTGAGAACAGAACTAGCACAGAGGTTGGGGTTTAGTTCATCTGGTTCTGGAGCAATCCTTCAGGCAAATCTTTTAAATTCTGCGTTACGTAGCGGTCAAGAACAATTATTTTATGAATTTGGTGATGTATTAACTAACAAAATAAATGATACAGTTCCTGGCAAGACGGTAGAAAATCAGAGTACTTATATAGTACCGGAAGATTGCAATCTTAGAAAACCATTAACGGTTTCTGTAAAAAAATCCGGTGAAACAAATTATTATTCTATTCCTTCTGGTATTACCACAGCAGATCATAATTACGAATCAATAAATACACAAACCCCATTTAAGTGGGATGTGTTAGATGATGGTGGGGTGCCAAAATTAGAATTATGGCCAACACCAGATAACTCTACAGACAACATTAGATTAGAGTACAACATAGGTTTAAAACCATTTTCTGATGATTTAGATGAAACATCTGTAGAACCACAATTGGTTTTACTTCATGGTATAACAACTATGAAGGCTCATTACAGACAACCTGATTATGAAATATATGCTGGTCAACTAGAATCATTATTGGGTAGATTACGCGCAGCATTGACTCAACGACATAGACGTGTAAAGCGCACGTCTTCATTTACGCTTTATCCATCTACAGAAGAAAGTATGGGTTCAAGCGTAACTAATGAGTATATAAATATTATAGCAACAATCCTTGCTCCAGCAGGTACATCAACTGCAATAAGTACGGCGGGTTCATAATGGCAATCACATATTCAAAAGTTATTTCGATGGCACCCGTGAGTAGCACGAGTGGACTAGAAGATAAACTTATGTATGTTACAGAGTCTCCCGATGTTGATGAGAGTATGTCCTTCAAAAAACATAGAGATTATACAAACGAAGGAATTATAGGTGGGGTTGGCGTAGATACGACGGTAAGTAATGCATTTAGTGGAGGTGCTGGAACAACCACTTTGTCATTAGATGTTTCTGAATTATCAACCGCAACACCTGTGGCTGCAGATTATATTGTTATAGAAGATATTACAGATAACTCAACTAAAAAAGTTCTTGTATCTGCTGTAACTGCTATGGCTAGTAGTGCGGTTAGTAGCGTCACTGGCGGTACAAATTTAACTACACCAAGCACTACTGGCGCTGTAACGGTAAACTTAGATTCTACAATTACGGGATTAACATCTGTAACATCTACTAGTTTTGTTGGTAATCTAACTGGCAATCTAACCGGCAATGTAACTGGGAACGTAACAGGAAACGTAACTGGTAATGTTACGGGTTCTTCAGGTTCTACGACAGGAAACGCTGCAACAGCCACAGCTTTACAAACAGCAAGATACATAGCTAATCAGTCTTTCGATGGCACTGGTAATATTACTATTGCTTTGCCTAATATGACGGATGTTTATGGCAGTCTCTCACCAAGTGATGGAGACTTTTTTGTATATGATGCTACCAACGGTTGGCAATCGGAAACTGCTCCTTCTGGAACTGGAACAGTAACAAGTGTAGGTATTGTAGGAACAGATGGTATAGATGTAGATAGTGGATCACCTGTAACAAGTACTGGAGATATAACATTAGGATTATCTGATATACCCGTTACGGCATTAAATAGTGGTACTTTAGCGAGTGGTTCGACGTTTTGGCGTGGAGATGCGACATGGGCTGCACCAGTAGCTTCTGCTATAGAGGGTACTGCTGTACTTTCTACATCAGAAACTGGAACTACAAAATTCTTAAGAATAGATGGAGATAATTCAAGTTCATGGCAGGTTCCACCCGATACTAATACAACGTATACAGCTGGTGATGGTTTAGACTTATCAGGTACAACCTTTAGTACAGACTTAAAAGCTAACGGTGGTCTAGAGATTACTAGTACAGAATTATCTGTTGCTGCTGGTATATCTCAATATGATGTTGCTCAATTCGCCGCTAGTGTAGTAGATGATGACTTCTTAAGAATCGATGGATCAGCAGTAGAAGGTCGTAGTGCTTCAGAAGTAAAGACTGATATAGGTTTGGGTAATGTAGAAAATACAGCACTCAGTACATGGGCAGGATCTACAAATATTACAACTCTAGGTACAATAGCTACAGGAACTTGGGAAGGTACTGCAGTTGCTGTAAATCAGGGTGGCACTGGTCAGACTAGTTACACAAATGGACAGTTGCTGATTGGTAATACAACGAGCAATACATTGACAAAGGCCACGCTATCAGCTGGCGCAAACATAACCATCA